GTGTTCTTGGCCCAGATGATGAAGGTGGACCATTTGCCACCAGCAGCGCGAAACGCAGCTTGCAGGGTATCGAGTTCACTGGAGGACATGGCGATGTACACCGCGCCCTTGGTTCGATTGAGGATGTTGTCGCAGGCATCGAACAAGAAGCTGCCGAACCCTTCGCCCAGGTTGTCGTTCATGATGGGGCGGTTCTTGCCACGCATCTTGTCCTTGGCCGTGTTGGCGTAGTTCACGTTGTAGGGCGGATCGGTGAAGGTCATGTCCACCAGTTCTTCACCGAGCAAGGCCTGATAGTCATCAGCCTTGGTGGCGTCACCACAGAGCAGCTTGTGCTCACCAAGCACCCAGATGTCACCCGGCTTGGAGACCGGAGTCTCGGTGACCTCAGGTACCGCATCTTCATCGGTCAAGCCGTCTTGGGTTTTCTCTTCGCCGGCAATCAGAGCCTCCCACTCCTCGGTGGAAAAGCCCGTGAGGCCAAGGTCAAAGCCCGCGTCCTTTAGCTCGGACAACTCGATGCCAAGCAGTTCGTCTTCCCACGAGGCGTTCTCACCGATCTTGTTGTCGGCCAGGATCAAGGCTCGACGCTGGGTGTCGGTAAGGTGCTCCATCGGCACCACAGGAACCTCGGCAAGACCAAGTTTGCGAGCCGCCAGCAGCCGACCATGCCCGGCAATAACGTTGCTCGCGCCATCGATCAGGATGGGCGCACCCCAGCCGAACTCACGAATGCTCGCAGCGATCTGAGCCACCTGAGCATCGGAATGCTGCTTGGCATTGCGCGCATAGGGGATCAACGAATCGACCGCGCGGTATTCGAGTTTGATGGGGTTCATGAAGGCCTGAAATGAAAAACCCGCCTCGCAGCACCGGGTGCATGGGGCGGGTTTGAAGGGCAGAAAACAAAACGCCCACCGAGATGAACTGGGCGGGCGTGATTTGAGTGATTAGCTGAATACTAGCTCTTCGATATATATTGGTCAAGCACTTTTTCTACTCACCAAGAGGTAATCTCTGGCAACGAATCTCGGAAGTCGTCGGGGTCCACATAGTCGACGTCAGGGGTGGGTGAAAGATGCAATTCCCAACCCGACTTAGGAAATGTCCAGATTTCATCCTGCCAGCGCGTCACTACGTACTCGTTTTTTGTCCACCGGAACCTACTAGGAGTAACCCACCCAAACCGATCTCTCCGATTAAAGATCACCCCATCACCGGGGCGCATTTCAAAATTTACTGTGAGGCCGGTCAGAGGTGACTTTCGGTAACTTGGATTGAGATCGTCAGGATCATCGTAATTTCCCAATCGGATCGAGGCGGGGCTATCCAGTGTTCCACTATCCATAACGGAAACATAGAACGGCTCGGGTACACACTCAACACGTTTTACCTGCGTAACTACGAAGTCACACGGATCGTTGCCGTCCTTACGCCCTCGAAACTTTTCACCGAAGAAAAGCTCTTTTTCCTTCTCAGATGGTTCAATTTCACCTGAAACAGGCTTTTCGAGCTCGAAGTTAGCCGTATCGCCTTTTGAGTTTATAGCGAGGACCTGCGCTACAAGCTTGAATTTCTGCAGCATGGCTTTTTCCCAGTATCAACGAGCACTCAAATTGCTTCCCGGTCGAATCGAGGTCTTCATCATAAAGCGAAACACTTGAGATCCACAGGTATCTAACCCTTGCGTGAATATCCGTAGTGAACTGCAAGCACTGCGAGCGCACCGACCAGGATGCCTTTGGCCTCGTACTGATTGAGCGTTCGGCCGTTCCACCCCTCAACGGCAGACCACTCTTTCACGCTGCGACCCAGACCTGCCACATGCCACACGGCGCAGCCTCCCGGGCTGCTGATTCCGCCTACCGCGTCGAGCGCCTCATGCATGCGTTTGCGTGCCCAGACCACCCGCTCGGTCATGCTGTCTTTCCACTGACCACCGGGAATGCGGGTGAGCGGCGGAGCGCCTGCCGGATCCATCTGGGCAAAGACAAAGGTTCGGTTGAAGTCCTGGCCTGCGTCGTGCATTTGCGCGGTGATGGAGCCGTTGCGCAGCAAGATGCCCAGGGAGTCGATGCAGCGAAAGTGCTCGGTCCTGTAACTTGTGCCAGCCTCAGCCAGGCTGTTCCATTCGGCCAGACGGCCACCAGAGAGACGCACGACGCTGCCGTGCTCCAGGGGTTGGGTGATCGGTTTTTTAGCCATGGCGGGCACCTCCCGCAGGCTGCTCATCGCCAGATGTGCCATGTCCATCTTGCGCCAAGGCCCAGTCCAGAACCGCCAGGGCATCGGCCTCGTTGTCGTCCGCCACCACGTAGCCACGGAGCTTCATGGCCGACACCATCTCGGCCTTGCCAGCATTGCCTTTGCCGGTGGCGTGGCGCTTGAGGGTGCCCACCGGCACGCCCTGGTAGGCAATTCGGTGGTGCTCACACCAACTGGTGAGCGTCGCCAGGAAGCCGCCGTAGGCATGCGCAGCGTCCACGCCAAGGTGACGACGCACCTCTTCGAAATAAACGGCGCCAAGGCCGGATTCAGCACCGTGCGGAGCCGTCGTGGTCAGCAGCTCATTGAGCCAGCGGCGAAAGCGCAAATAGCGCATGCCGCCACCTTCGAAGCGCTGCGGCTTGAAGCTGACAAAGCCGTGATGGATAGACCCGTCCGCCAAGCGCAGTGCCCAGCCGGTGGTGGTGCCCAGGTCCAGCGCCAGGATCGCCCGTGGTGTGGCGTGCGGTGTGTCGTTGGTGTGTTGATGCATGGGGAGCCCTCCAAGGATGCGAACAAGCGCTGCTGCCAACTTGTTCAAGCGACCTGGAGGAGCCCGGGCACCGCCGGGTCAGGGCTGGTGCGGCTCCCTCATGTCCGGTTTCGTTACGGCTACGGGGAAGTCAATGCGGTGCGCAATGGACTGCAAACAAATTTCAATACTTCATCTTTCAACGCCAAGACAGGGTGCCCAGGCGTAGTAGAGAGATATTTCAATATTTATTTATTTCAATCTAGTTCTCTTTCTCTCTGGTTCTGTCTTGGCTGGGCTTCGCGCGCGCGAGGCTCTAGGCCCCCACTATTTATATGTGTATCTCTAGTGGGGGCTTTGAAAGATGAAATAACTGAAGTTGCCCGTTTGGGGCGCTGCCTGCACCTCATAAGACCTTGATCCACTGGGCCGGGCGCCCCTTGCTTTGCAGGGCCATGGTCTCGATCAGTCCAGCCTCGGCCAGGGTGCGCAAGACCCCATCGCGCTGGCGGTGGTCCATGAACTGGGTGCGCCGGGTGAAGTCGCTCTTGGACATGCCGGCCATGCCCGCGTCCCGCAGGATCTGCATGGCCCTCTTGTGGTGCGACTCCACCTGGTTCTCCGACACCCGGGCTGATGCCTCGCGGATCGTGAGCTCGGCGCAGTGCCGCGACAGATTGATGCCCCATTCGGCATCGTGATCCTCGATCTGCGGATCCACGGGATCACGCGAGACCGCACGGATGAGTGCCAGCTTGGTGGCGTTCTCCTCGATCCGCGCCAAGATGGACGAAAAACCGGTGCCGCGCGAGGTGCGCAGCCGCTCTACCAACTCCTGGTCCAGCAAGCGAAAGGTGGCCCGGGCCTGCGGGGTCATCGGCACCACGCGGGGGTCAACCAGCACCTCATCAATGGCGCCCACATCCGTCAGATTGCCGTTGAGCTTACCGCCACCCTGGTGGATGAGGATGAGCCGGTCAATCAGGTCCTGCGGTGGATCGATGATGCCAAAGGCCTCGTTGCTGTCCGGGAAGTCGTCCTCGCTTTCCATGATCAGAAAGCGTGCCAGCGACCCATCGGCCACGTTGGAAGCCTGCAGGGCCTGCCAAAAGTGCAAAGGCGTGGTGGTGCCGTAGATGCAGGCACACGGCTGGTGGATGGCGCGGTGGGCATTGTTGTTTTGGGTGCTGGCGTACTCCACCCCAAAGTAGGTGGTGCCCGAGGTGGTGTACAGCTCAGTCATCAGATCTAGGATTTCGCACACGTAGCGCGGCGAGCGCTTGCGGTCGGCCGCTGCCGAGAGGAACATGCCGAACTCATCGAGCTGAAACAGGATGGCAGGCTGACGCTGGATGGCTGTCAACAAGCCTGCACCGGACGCGATCTTGTTGCCGCCCAGGTATTGCAACAGGTTGGCCTTGCGAAACAACTCGTTGATCACCACGCGACTGTGGTTCTTGCCGGCACCGCTCTCGGCAATGCCAACCACATAAAGGTTGGAGCGGATATTGCTCTCGGTGCGGTACTTGCGCCCCATGAGTGCTCCGATCGCGCACAGGCTGGCTCCCAGGGCCAACACGGGTTGCGGCCGTTTGGCTGTGGCTGCCATCAGGGTCATCATGTCGGCAATGACGCCGCCCACCTGGTCCCATCCGGCAGGCATGGGCTTGGGCGGTGGCAGTGCCACTTGGGCGGGCTCCAGACTGATAGGGTCTGCGGCCTGCAATGCATTGAGCAACTCGCGCGCTGGGTGGTGGCCGTTCATGACGATCTCACCGTTGAGTTGAAGCTGCGCATCGGGCTCCCAGCCACTGTCGAGCGCCAGCTTGTAGATCGTGCCGGCGCCAATGCGCTGAGGCGCGAAGCTGCGCCAACTGCGTGCGGTGGTCTTGGGCTCGTTTTTCTGAGAAGTCTGCGACCAGGCCTCGAACAATGGCCAGCCATCGTCACCAAGGGCGCCTTTGATGGCCATGCCAATGCGCACCCAACTGTCGTAGTCCAGGTCGGCGTTGACGATGTGCCGCAAGGCATCCTCGACGGCTTCAAAAGTGCCGCGCTGCTCCGGCAAGTTGGCGCACTCGATAGGGGCACGCAAGCCAACCCCCAGGCTCTTTGGGCGCAGATCTGCGGGGATCAGCCGGTAGGCCTCCTTGGCGAACTCGCGCGCCTGGGCCTCCGTGATGCCGGGTAAGTCATCGGGGCTCAGGTCTGCCAAGGTGCTCACTGGCCAGTCGTAGGGCTTGCCGGTATCAGGGTGAATGCCATAAGCGATGAACTGTTGGCCAGATCCCAGCACCTCGATGGGCGGATACTTGAAGCCGGAGAACGGTTGCACAGCGCGGTAGACAAGCAGGCGCTTGGGCGCGTGTCCAATGCGAACCGCTGGCGTGTCGCCCAGCATGCGCTTGGCCAGGGCCTCAATCTCCAATGCCACCGAGGGTGAATCGAGCACATCAATGTCGATGCCAATGACGCGGCCAGCGGCAATGCCGATACCGGCCTCGGGCCAGTTGCCCCAGACATCCACTTCGTTGTCGGTGGTGTCACGCTCGCAGTGACGGCTCCATTTAGGGTACTCGTGCCAGGCACCTAGTTTGTAGAGGCCAGGCTTTTTGGTGTTGGGCTGGATCGGCAGGATGGGAAAACCGCGATCGACCAGGGTGGCACCCAACTGCGCCATGTAATTTTTGTTTGTCATGGCGTTCCTCAAAATGGTGGGTCATCGGCATAGGCCTGGCGCAGAAAGTCTTGGAATGCGGTCACCGCCACATCAATGAGCGTGGCCCACTCCTGCTCGGTCCAGCTGGCCAGGTCGGTCTTGCCCACCTGCTCGACATAGGCGCCCGCGCTCATGCCGGCGGCTGCCAGCGCGTTGGACTCGTGTTTGTTTGGATCAATCATTCCCTTCAACCTTGCTGTTATGCCCTGACAACGACGCGAGCACTGCTTGCTGTCTGGTGCTCGCTCACGGAGATAGCGAGGCGCAAACCCGTAGCCACGGGCGTCACGCCTGCAAATCACACACATCATGAAAACTTCGCCCCGACGATTTCGGTGTAGCGCCCGCTGGGGCGAACCGCGATCTCGGACGGGCAGCGCAACTTGGCCGAGCACGCGATGGCCTCATCGACGCGCCGTGGCAACGGGACGCCCTGGGCGCGGTTGGCCCACCAGGTGGCCGCTTTTTGGCGGGGATAGCCCTGGTGCTCGATGCAGACCCACTCGCTGTGGTGTGTGAGGCCACTCCAGTAATCCACTCGCAGTGATGGCGGCTTGCCTGGCTTGTCGTGGCGGGCGTAGGAGACGCGGGTGACAGGCACCCACTGAGATTTTCCGGAGGTGAGGATGTCCAGGTTGCTGGCTTTGGCGTCGAGCTTGAGCTCGGGCGGCGGAAACACATGGCCGCAATCGGGGCACTCGCGCACCGAGGCATGGACGATGCTGGAGCACTTTGGACAGGCCTTGGTGGGTGCGACGCCATCCTCACCGCCCTTGGGGCGTTTGGGCTTGATGGCATCAATGGGGCCGTGGCGGGCGATGTTGCCGGCAAAGTCCAGCACCAGGCAATCGGTCTTGCCCGGCGCCAGGCGGCAACCACGGCCCACGATCTGCACATAAAGGCCCGCAGATTTGGTGGGGCGCAGCATGGCCAGCAAGTCCACACCCGGGGCGTTGAAGCCCGTGGTCAGCACGTTGGCGTTGGTCAGGCACTGGATGCGGCCCGCCTTGAAGTCATTGATGATGGCCTCGCGCTGCGCGCCGGGCGTGTCTCCAACAATGGTCTCGCAGCTCACACCACGCGCTCGGATCGCATCGCGCACGTGATAGGCGTGGTCCACACCGGCGCAGAAGATGAGCCAGCTCCTGCGGCCCTTGCCGTAGGAGAAGATTTCATCCACGGCGGCCTGGGTGATGGAGTCTTGGTCGACTGCGGCCTCCAGGTCTTTGGCGATGAACTCACCGCCGCGGGTGCCAACGCCAGTGATGTCGATTTGCGTGGCCATGCGCTTGGAGATCAGCGGTGACAGATAACCCTGGTCGATCAACTCGCGCACCGACACCTCGTAGGCCACGTCGGTGAAGATGGCGTCCTCGCCTTCGTGCAGGAGGCCTGAGTCCAACCGATACGGCGTGGCGGTCAGGCCTATGACTTTCATCTGTGGGTTCAGGCGCCCCAACTCCGAGAGGAAACGGCGGTACGTGGTGTTGCTCGAGCGCGGAATCAGATGGGCCTCGTCAATCAGCACCAGGTCACACTGCTGCACGTCATAGACACGCTTGTGGATGGACTGGATGCCAGCAAAGAGGATGCGCGCGCCTATGTCGCGCTGCTTCAGGCCCGCTGAGTAGATGCCTGCTGGGGCTTGTGGCCAGAGCTTTTTGAGCTCGGCGTGGTTCTGCTCGATCAACTCACGCACATGGGTCACGATCAGGATGCGCTGATCCGGATAGGCCTTGAGCACCCCCTCGACGAAGGTGGCCATGACCAGAGACTTGCCGCCAGCGGTCGGAATCACCACCAGCGGGTTGCCGGTGGCCTCATGGAAATAGTTGTAGATGCCTTGGATGGCGCCGCTTTGATACGGTCGTAAGGTCAGACTCATGCTTGTGCTCCTGAAAAGGTGTTCGCGTACTTGTTCTTACCGGTGTCGCGCCAGCGATTCCCACTGGCGAACTCGTACTCGACCCAGTCCTCGCCTGCGTCGATTTGCTGGCCCGGCACCAGCGCTGGAATGAAAAGGTGCTGCGCGCAGGCAGCGCGCTGGTCGGCCTCGGTCAACCGACGGTCGTGCCTTGCGCAGTGCCACCCACCGTCAACGGGTGTGGCGTGCAGGCAGGTGCGGCAATTGACCTCGGGCGTGGCAGCATCCGCTGCACCGGCGTGGCACACCGGCGCGTGATCACACATGCGGCACTGGTACCAGGCAGGATCTGCGCTGATGCGTGGCGGCGGTGTGGCGGCAAAGATGACACGCTCCGCCTTGGCCAACAGTCCCTGCGCAAAAGCAGGATCTGCCTCAACCCGTTCGACGTACACGTCATCGGTGTCCTTGCAAACCGCCAGATACATCGCCCGGGTCAGACCCATGAGGTGCATATAGGTCTGCATCTGGGCAAAGTGCAGCGGCTTGCTCTCACGCACCTTCTTGGCAAACAGGTCGTTGAAGCTCTTGACCGAGTGGGTCTTGAACTCCAGCACATGCCAGGACTTGGGCGCTTCGAGCAGATTGATGGCGACACCATCCAGTGAGCCACCGAAGTGGCCGCCATGCGCTTGGACCCGAAACTGGCGTCCCGTGTCCGGGTCAACCTCCAACACCGTGGCGCCGGTGCGGCGCAGGTTTTGGACCAGCCGGGCTTCTTCAAGCTGACCGGTTTCAAAAAGTCGCAGCAGGCGCCCAGGATGCTGAGCCCGGGTGACCCAGCGGAAATCAAACCAGAGCGCGCGTTCGCAGTCCTTGCCAATGAGCGAGGCGCCCAAGTGGCTGCGAAAGCCGTCCCTTGAGTCGGCCTCGTAGGCCGCAAAGATAGCGTCACGGGTGGGGCTGGTGATGGTGGGCAACTCAGCCATGCTGAACCCCCTGTTTGGCGTGAAGCTCGCGGGCGCGGGTGACCGCAGCCTGCCAGCGTTCATCATCGCAATCGGCACGCAGCACCTCAATCAGTGCATCTTTGAACCTGGCACGGTGACTGACAGGCTCGGCTGCATTGAGCTTTGCCATGTGAGCGGTCAACTGCGCCAGCTCTTGCTGCTTTAGGCGCAGCGCCGTCTTGGCCCGGTGGAACCAGGTGGCATCCAACGACTTCTTCTCCGTCTGGCGACGGATGTCTGTTGTGGCGATCTGAATCCGGATCGACGCGATCTCATCTTGAAGTGCGGCCAGCCGCTCCCGACAGCCCGACAAGGTGTCAGGCAGCCGGACAGGCGTAGCCAGGTGAACGTGCTCATGCATGCGAGAAACCCCCTCAGGCGCTGCGCTTCCAGGGCAGACCGTTGGCCGCTGGCGTCATGGTGGGCGCCGCCGTGATCGGACGGGCGGCCTCAGCTTGCGGCGGCTGCAGGAATGCAGGGGTGGATGAGGCGGGGGCTGCAGCGGCACCAGACGTGGCCCCCGAAGTGACTCGTGGCAGGTAGCGAATCGAGTTGGATTCGCCGTACAAGCCCTTGGGCGGGCGCACCCGCACATCCAAGGTCATGGGGATCAGGTGCAACTGTTCGGAGTTGCTCACCTGCATCTTGCCCACGGCGCGGCAGATCGAAGACAGCGTGCGCTGGGCAATCTGCACCGTGTCGGTGTTGGCGTTGACCAGGTTCAAGCGGTCGAACAGTTTGCGGCCGGCATACTGCCCGTCCAGGATGTCAACCTCCAAGTACAGATACTGGCCGTGGCCGTCTTTGGTCGCACGCATTTCGCTGGCGACGATCTGGCCGAGGTACTTGCCCGGGGGCAACACGTCGTAGCTGCTGCTGGGCTCAACTGAGGAAGCGTCAAAGGTTTGTCCGAATGAAGCCATGGTGAATACTCCTTTTCAAGTGCGAGTGGTGGTGGAAGGGATCAGGGTGGAATGCAAGGTTTCAGGCATGGCCTGCGCAAAGGCAGACCATTCCAGGGGCAGCGTGTCGGGCAGGTCGTAACGGTTCTTGGCCAGGAAGGCTGGGCGCTCGACGGTGTGAATCACACGCTCGCCGGAGCCCACCGCGCGGCTGACCTTCTTGTTGAAGCCGACGTCCGCCTTGACGGTCGAGATGCGGTAGTTGGCAAAGAGCACGACGTCCGAGTGCTCCTGCAGCAAGGCTGCGGCGCGGGCGTGCAGCTTGATCACGTAGCGGTCATAAGGGTCGTGCTCAGGCGAATCGAAGCGCTTGATGTCGGTGTGCGCGATCTGCACCACGGTCATGCCGCGGTCGTCACGCAAAGCGTTCAGGCCATCGATGTACTGGCGCCATAGGTTGAGCGCCGCCACATAGCCTTTGCCGTAGCCAGCGTCCTCGATCGAATTCCAGCCGTTGTCACGGCAGGCCTTGGCCCAGACCAGCGGTTCGAGCCAGTCCACGCTGTCGACCACGACGGTGGCGAAGTCGTGCTGCTCGGTGTAGAGCGCAGCGAGCGCCTCCATCACCTCGTCGAAGGTTCGAGACAGCGGAAAATTCGCCGCCGAGTTGGTGCCCAACCCGTCTTCGGTCTGGATGAACACCGGCTTGTTGGCCTGGCCCGCGAAGGTCGTCTTGCCGACGCCGGCCACACCGTGGATCAGGATGCGCGGAGACTTTGGGGCGCCGGAACGGTTGAGTTGTGCAAGGGTGATGGCCATCAGACGTTCTCCCCAAAATGGCTGTCGTTGGCTGCCTCTTGCCCAACACCATCAGTGACGCGCTCGAGCTTGTAGGTGGGCTTGCCGGCTTTGAGCGTGCGGGCGGGTTCAAACAATTGACGCACCGCCGGTGGCCAGGCGCCGTACTTGGTCTCGGACACCTTGACTTCGATGCCGACGTAGTGCTCTGGGTCTTCACCCCACTTGCGCAGGGCCTCCACCGCATCTTTCAGCTTGCGCTGGTCGTACTCGACCTTTTTGGGCAGGTCGGCGATCACGGTGAAGCCGTCTTCGGCAAAGCGGACCGTGCCGGTGTTCTTGCCAGCTTCCTGGCGCAGCTGATGCGCACGTTCACCAAAGCGGCTGTGCAGCACGCCCTGCAGGAACAATTTGTAGTGGCGCACGCTGTCTTCAGCTGCTGCCACGCGCTGGATCAGGCGGTCGAAGTCGGGCAAGGGCAGGTTTTCAAGCTCTGCCATCACAAAGTTTCCCACCTCGTCGAGGGCATCGGGTTCAGGAATCATGGGGGGCTCTCTTTCTCAGTGTTGGGTTTGCTGGGTGGCGGTGTTCACAGCGCTTTTGCGCAGGCGGTTGCGAATCTCAGGGGGCGTCAAGGTGCTGGCCGAGCGCACCGCGATGTAGCGGTAGTGCCCCTCGTCAACCTTCAGGCTGAAGAGGTGGACCAGGCCCAACTCGCAGGCGATCCATGCACGGCGCGCAAGGGCGTGCAGGCGGCCACGGTCCTTGGCAGCCATTTCGCTGCTGGAATCGGACCGGTCCAGAATCAAGAAGCCTTCGTGGTACTGGATGGATTGGCCAACCAGTGCGTTTGCCATCCAGTCGCACAGGCCGGCTTCGGTCAGTTTTTCGGGGGGCACGTACACGGCCTGCAGGGCCGCCTTGCCAGCGTCAACGCCCAGCCCGAGGTGGCTGCGCGTCGTTTCAACAATGGGTTTTGCGTTCAACATCAAATCTCCAGGCGTGAGTTGGCCCACCACCACCGCCCAAGGGGGCGCGGCGTTTGCGGTTCGTGAAGGTTCTTACCGGGCGAGGTGGCTGGTTTTCTCAGCCACCCCGCGATCGGTCAGGCGGCCGGCCGGATGCCGAACATGCGCAAGTGCATGCGCAGGTCGTCAACACGGCGGTAGAAGGTGGCGCTGGACATGCCCGATGCCTTGGCGGCGGTCGGCACGTCCTGGTGTGCGGCGAGCAGATCGAAGAGGCCACGCTGCTCATCGCTCATGTAGGCCAGCGCGGTCACCACATCGTGGCGAGCGTTGGAGTCGGAAAACAGGTCGATATCGTCGTCCCAGCAGGAGGACATGCCTTCTGCGCTGGGAGAGTCATGACCTTCCATGCTGTCGTCGTTGGCGGCCGGTTGAGAAGTGGTCAATCCGTTGATGGCTCGGTCCATGACCACGACCGCCGTGGTGTCGATATGCTCGGACTCGGCAAAGACCATTTTTTGCCTGTCCGCCTTGCGGGCGTTCAGGAAGTCAGCGGTGGTGTGCGTGGAAACCAGGCCGGTGAAAGTGCCGGGCGCACCGCGCGTCGGGTCATATTGGTCTTTGCGCCTGTAAATATCGAACAGGATGTCCTGGATCAGGTCGTCACGCTCAGACGAGCTCAATCCGGCGGTCACCGCTGCCCGGAAGGCACGCGTTTTGGCAGCGTTCACGGCTGCGCTAAAGAATGGGTCGTTTGCGGCAGTGCGACCAAGCGCTTGATGACCCTTGGCTTGCTTTCCAAGCTTGGATAGGCCCGAGGGTGTTGCGGCTTCGTTTTCGGTTGGCGACATGTTTTTTTCCTTTTTCGTGTTCTTGAACATGCAGCCATTCCACCGGAGTTGCCCCCTGAAATCACCGCAATTGCGTTTCGGCTGACCGCAGTTGCGGTAGCCACGCTCATCTGCTGCTCACTGCCCGAGGCTCTTTTTCCCCTCGGCAAACTTCTCCTCCAGGCCACGCTTGGAGATACCTGGCTTGCCCTCGTGGTAGGCCAGAATTTGGTCGATCACCGCAGACTGGCTGCTGAAAACGGAATGGGGCTTGCCAGCGGGGCTCTTGCCCAACAACACTGTGACCATGGCGCCAATGATGTTCAGATACGTCATGTGCGCCCGTGGCCCCGGGTCCTGCGGCTTGTTCAACTGCTCAGCCATTGCGTCACGTTCGGCAAGTAGCTCGTCTCGTTCGGTGCGGAGCTTGCGGTATTCATCAGCGGCCTTTTCAAGTCGAGCACGTAACGCGTCACGATCAGCTTGCAGTGACCGGTAGGCATCTGCGTTGATCGCCGAATGGGTGCTGCGCTCGATGTCGTCAAATAAGAAAGCGGGCTTGTCAGACGGGAATTGGGCTGCAATCCAGTCTTTGAGATGCTGGCGCGAGACGTGTCGACGCTCGTTGGCGACATGTTCATCGACGACCTTGCCGTTTTCCCGGCTGCAAGGGAGCAGGCCCTTTTCGATCGCGTCGTGGATGGCCCGGCACCGCGGCTCAAGGCACTTGATGTAAGGGTGCTTGTAGACGCCCCGAGCGGTCTCTGTGCTGATGCTCAGACTTTCGTCGACGTCCTCGGGTGGAATCCCACACCACAAGGCCGCGGCGACCGGTACGCGGTACACCGTGAAATAGGCTTGGACGGCCTCACAACTGTCGTTTTCCCATGGTTTCTTGTTCATCTTGTGCTCGTTTCGTGTGTGCGCCGTTGCTGGCATTGCGTTTGAGTTTTGACACTGGTTGCCTTGCTGTGACCGGGCTTATGCCTCTTGCTCTGCATCCGGCTCCGGCTGAACTGGGGGTTGCATGTCCTTGGCGCCGATTTCAATGGCCCTGGTGCGCAAGTCCCTGAAGGTGCTTTCCTGGATCCGATCCTTCAGGTTCCAAACCACCTTGTGTGGGTTGAAAAGCAAAACGTAGTGGTATGGACCCGATGGACCTTCCTTGGCGTCGATGAAACCAAGTTCAACCAAGGATTTCATGCGATCCCTCCAGGTGCTCATTGCCCGCTCACCGGAAAACCCCGCTTCAACGGCCAACGTCGATGGGTTATCGATCACCAGCAACGAGTGGTCGAAGGTCCTGCACCACATGACAAAGTAGGCACTGCCTGCCGGCTTGTTTTTGGTCAGTGCATCGATGATGTTCATGACCAAGGGCATGGTTCGGGGGATGGTTGTGTAGCCACTGACCGCCTTGCGGTTCCAGAGCATCTGCTCGTCAATGTCCGGCCAGATGCTGTCGCGCAGGTCCTTGGCCTTCTCTTGGGCCTTGGAGATTTTTTTGGCGGCGGCGGTGTTGGAAGTGCTCATGTGGTCCTCGCAAAAATGTTGATCTGGTGCCCAAATTGTAGGTTTGGCGCAACCAGATTCGCAAGGAGAAAAGCACCTCAACTTGGACCAAGTGGACGTTTTTTATTGCCAACTCAGATGTTGAGTAGATTATTTTTTACGACACGAAACTTACTCAATTGAAACGAAATTTCCAAATTATTTTGAAAAGTTGTTATTTATCAATGGGTTAATTGTTTTTTGCTGTACTCAATGTACTCAGTTCGTCATGTATCCATGTAATCTTTGTCATCGCGTGCCGAGCCCAGGTCGGCACGCGATGAACTTGAGATGCGGCTTTTTGATGGTGACAGTCCGTTGGGGCAGCCCAAACGCATGTCAGACCTGCTGAGAAATGGCACGCCCAGGGCCGGTATGAACCTTCATGCCAGCACGTACCCCACCCCCCACACCCAAACAGCCCACAGAGCGGTCCCCCGCGGCCGTCGTGGGCGTCATCCTGGCCATGGCCGTCATCCGCATGCACGACCGCCAAGATGGACTTGATAACCTGACCGAACAGAGCGTTAGTACGGGGTGTCCTGACTACCAAGGAGAACCCCAGTGACCGAACCCGTTGTGGCCCGCGTGGCCGCCCTCAAAACCGCCAGCACCGCCGAACTCAAGCAGATGTGGCGGGACTTGTTCCATTTGGAGCCGCCACCGTTCAACCGGCGCTTTCTTGAAACCCGCCTGGCCTACCGAATCCAAGAGCTGGCCTACGGCGGCCTCAAGCGGGAGACCGCCAAGCGCCTCGAGCAGTTGGGCGAACAGCTTGATGGCGGCAAGCTGGACATCCGGCGCCGTCGCCTGGACAACCGGCCCATTGCAGGCACCCGACTGATTCGGGAGTGGCAAGGCTCTTCCTGCGAGGTGTTGGTCTGCGTTGACCACTTTGATTACCAGGGACGCCGGTACAAGTCGCTGTCCAGCATTGCGCGCGCCATCACCGGCACCAACCGCAACGGCTGGGCCTTTTTTGGGCTTGGCTCGGCAAGGAGCGCATGATGGCTGAACGACGCCTAATCTGCGCCATCTACACGCGCAAGTCCACCGAAGAAGGGCTGGATCAAAACTTCAACTCGCTGGACGCCCAACGCGATGCCTGCGAAAACTACATTGCCAGCCAAAAGTCAGAGGGCTGGCTGATGTCCCGTGAACGCTATGACGACGGCGGCTTTTCTGGTGGCAACATGGAGCGGCCCGGCCTCAAAAAACTGCTGGAGGACGTCCGCGGCGGCATGGTCGACATCATCGTGGTCTACAAAATCGACCGCCTGTCGCGCTCACTGGCCGACTTCGCCAAGTTGGTCGAGATCTTTGATGAGCACAAGGTGACCTTTGTGTCGGTGACGCAGGCGTTCAACACCACCACATCCATGGGGCGCCTTACGCTGAACATCCTGTTGTCGTTCGCCCAGTTCGAACGTGAATTAGCGGGCGAGCGGGTGCGCGACAAGATCGCCGCCTCACGTCAGCGCGGCATCTGGATGGGCGGCATGCCCCCACTGGGTTACGACGTCTGGGAGCGCAAGCTGATTCCCAACCCGGATGAGGCCAAGATCGTGCGCGAAATGTTCAGCCGCTTTGCCGCCTTGCCCTCCATGGCCACGCTGGTGCGTGATCTGCGCGGCCGCGGCGTGACCTCCAAGTCGTGGACCACCGCCAAGGGGATCGAACGCCAAGGCAAGCTTATCACCAAGGGCTACGTCTACAAGGTCTTCAAAAATCCCGTCTACATCGGCATGGCCGCCTACAAAGGCCAGCAATTTCCGGGTGAGCACGAAGGCATCATCGACCAAGACCTGTGGAACACCGTCCAGGAGTTGCTCAAGGCCGGCGACAAGCACGTCAAGGGCGGTTCAGGGTTTCGGGAGACCAAGGCACCATCGCTGTTGCGTGGCCTGTTGTTTTCGCCCGAGGGGCGAGCTTACACGCCCGGATGGACCAGCAAGGGGCCCAAGCAATACCGTTACTACATCAACACGGACGCCATCAAGCTAGGCAAAGAGGCATGCGATGTGCGCCGCATGCCGGCCGGCGAAATCGAAGGGGTGGTGGTCAGCCAACTGCGGGGGGTGCTCAGGTCGCCAGAAATCCTGGCAGAGGCGGTCCGTGAGATCGCGATCACGCGACCCGACATCAGCGAGGCTGACGCCATTCAAAAGCTGCAGGCCATTGACGAGGTTTGGGACCATCTGTTTGCACCAGAGCAGGCCTGCATCGCCCGGGCCTTGATCGACCGCATCACCGTGCGCCAGGACGGAATCAGCATCCAATGGCAAACCACCGGCATGTCCAAACTGCTGCGTGACTCGGTCATGCCCCAGGCTCACAGGGAGGTGGCATGAAACAGGCAGCCAAAGCATCCGACGTCACTCACATCCCAATGTCATTTCGGCAGCGGTGCGGTAGGACCGTGATTGTTTTGCCCGATGGCTCGCGTGGTGTCGCCCGCCGAGAGGCCACGATCGATAACACCATGGTCAAAGTGATTGCGCGCGGGATGCGTTGGCAAAGGCTACTTTTTGATGGCACCTACGCCACTATCGAAGACTTGGCCGCAGGGGAGAAAATCAATCCATCCTACGTCAGCCGGCTCTTGCGCTTGGCAAGCCTGGCACCAACGGTCGTGCAGATGATCATGGATGGCAAGCATCCCGCCTGGCTGACGATGAAGGAGTTGATGATTCCGTTCCCGATGGACTGGGGGCAACAGGAGTTGCACTTCCTGGCTCAGGCAGGCGGCTGTGTCTCAAGCAGTGAGTCCAGCATCGACTGAAAAACAGATCGCATCTGTTCATCCCCAACGCAGATGCGCACGAGGGTGATGTCGAGATACTCGGTCGAACGGCTCAGCAAACCTTTCAGGATGATCTCGGCCGCCAGCTCTGGCGGGAACTTGAAAACGCCAGTGCCGATGGCAGGCATCGCCATCGTCTTGATTCCTGCCTCCTTCGCTACCCGCAGCGTTTGTGCGACGGCGAGGTCGAGGTACCGTTCGGGGTTGTCATCGTTGATGTAACTGGCCGCCCTGGCGTGTATGACGTAGGGTGCTGTCTGGCATTGCGCTAGAACGAGTTTCAAGCGAGCGATACGCTGCCGCCCGCAGCGCCTTTGTGGCCGACGCGGACGGCTTCCCCTTCCTTAAAAAGTTTGCGCTTGAACATTACGGTGTGCATGTCGTGCTTTCATCCGCTGTGTCTGGTTGGAACACGAACACCGTTGCACTACCACACTCGATCCCGGCGCTTATGTACGTAGGGCCTGGCTACTGTGATCTGGTCTTGAATCCGGCGAATGTCCTAAAAGGCTTCACCGGCTCCGATCCCACCCCTTGGATTAAAGGGGTTATGGTGCATGAACTTGCGCACTGTCTGGACGTTTCCCGCGATATGCCCAGCTTTACAGGCCGCGATATCGGCACCCGCTCTATCGCTCCTGGTGCGGCTGTTAGCGCGGTGACTCTGGAACAGCACCTAGAGGCCGCGTCACGGCTTCCATCGCAAGTATGGCGTGAAGCCTTGGCAGATAGCTTTACTGTCGGCTTTTGGCGAATGACCGAACCCAGCGCCGACCAACTTATTACCGATCTCCTTGAAAAGCGTTCCAGCGGTGATGCCGCGCACTACACAAGCTGCTGGATCGAACAGGCAATGCAAACCCCCCTGCCCCGCTCGATGCCGGCATTATTGCCTTGGGCCGATACCATCCGCGCGTCATCAACCTGTACGCTTTGACGCCACGGCTTTGTGCAATGCCCACACTCTTTTGACCTGACTTTCGCTGCACCTGGCCAGTTTCGCCGTTTCCGCGATGCTATGCCCAGCAGTGCGCAGCGCAATGATCCGATCATGCGCCAGTGTGTCGGCCTTACGGCCGGTGTAGCGGCCGGCCTGCTTGGCCAGCTCCACGCCTTGCCGCTGACGCTCGCGCCGATCCTCGTAGTCATCGCGTGCGATCTGCAACGCCAGCTTCAAAAGCATGTCCTGGACGGATTCCAGAACAACCTTGGCCACGCCCTTCGCCTCGGCGGCCAGCTCCGTCAAATCCACCACACCAGGCACGGCTAGCCTGGCGCCCTTGGCCCGGATCGAGGCCACCAGGCGTTCGGCCTCGGCCAGCGGCAAGCGGCTGATTCGGTCGATCTTCTCCGCAACCACGACTTCACCAGGTTGCAGGTCGGCAATCAGGCGCAGCAGCTCGGCGCGATCGGCGCGTGCGCCGCTGGCTTTCTCGCGGTAGATGCCGGCGACGTAAAAGCCGGCCGCCTTCGTGCTCTCCACGATGGCATCCTGCCGGCTTAGGTCTTGTTCCTCCGTGCTCACGCGCAGGTAGATGCGTGCGACTTTCATGCGGGCCTCCTGGTCATTTTGGGTATAGGGAAAATGACCATTGTTTCACGCCTAGCCAAAAAGGGAAGGTTCCCGGTTCAAATGTCGTTTTCAGAAGACGGCT